GATTTTGTAGTGCCGCATGTGCTAGTTGTCTCATTGTCAAGAACAATTCTTGATCTTTAGCAGAGTCTGATACAAATACTCCAAAACTGGAATTAGGAAGTTCTACGGGATCTACTGTAAGCATCTGAATAGTCATATCATCTAAGATATACTGAAGCTTTTTAGCTTTCCCATCTCCCCACGCTACTTTAGCTACATCTATAAGAGATTCTAATACGTATCCTTTTATAGTATTATGTTGATAGAACCATTCTTCTGTAATGTAAGAAGATTGAGCTACAGCAGATTGTGTATTACCTACAAGTTCATTCGGTCCTACTTGACCTTCTCTTTGTTTAGTAACACCAGATACTTCACCACATTGGTTTTCTAAGTATTCAAGTAATTGTACTTTTTGGCTAATAGTTTGACCCATAGAAAGGTCAATAGATTGCCATTGGTTAAAGTTAGATTGTTTATTACGATTTCCTTCTTCGTTAGGATTTACAAATGCAATTCCAAGAGCATCAAAGTAATATAACCATTTCTCCATATCCATACCCATAGAACTAGGTATTTGACTGATATCAGCAAGGAATTTTTTACCTTTATCAGATGCAAGATCCATTTCTAGTCTGTACATCATAATATTATAAAGATATTGATATGGCTTCATTCTGTCTATCATAGAAATAGACTGAGCATTAAGATTATTGTATGCCACTCCTACGTATCCAAGTTTTGCAGTGTATAAATTATCTATATCTCTAAACTGGTTAGGTTTAGGACGCATATTAACGTATACATCATCTCCTATCTTAGTTCCTTCCCATATTTCAGGTATCCATTCCCATCTAAGGTCTACATCTCCTGATTCAGGATTCATTTTGTAGCTTTCATCTACAACCATCTCTTCTTCCTGCATTGTTTCAGGATCTAAGAAGGTCAGAAAGCCTATTTTTCGCAAAGACTTCCATTCTGCGTGTACTACTCTTATGTAAGAATCTGAACCAGCTTGGCCATTAAAAGATGTAGCATCAAATCCTGGAGAACCAGAAAATATATCTCTATCATAGTCGTAACTAAACTCTGGAGATCCAAGGGGGTGGGCAGTTCCAGATACGGTAGTGTCTGAATACAAAGCGTCAATTTCATTAGGAGACATATACTCTCCAAAGGTATCTATAACAGAGCCTGGAGTCATTCTCATAATATACTTAGCCCATTGTGCATTTTGTACATTATCTATATCAGGATCTTTATCATACTCAAAGTATAGTGGATTTATCACTCTTACTTCAGGTTCTCCGTTTACAATGCCTGTCCAATAAATTTCTTCACCTGCTATAAGTGCATGTTTCCATCCTTTATTGAATTTATCACGCACTCTTTCTTTCTTTTTCAGATACATAAGAATCTGATTAGCCATGATCTCTATATTGGCTTGGTAATCTCTAGACATATACTCCTGGATTTCAGGAGGAGTCATTGCTTGTGTTATTTGTTGTATCTGTTGCTGAGTTTGCTGCACAGCTTCAGGATCTTCCGCGTCTGCAGGCATTCCATCAGGAGAGATTCCTGCTTCTTGAATAGCTTGTTGTATTCTTAACTGAATCTGTTGCTGTACATACTGATCAAGCAATCTTTTTTGCTCTCTTTCTTTTTCAGTAATAGCCTCAGAATTTGTAGCTATAGCTTTGAAGTTAAAAGGTCGTTTAATTTCTTCTCCAAAAAGAACACGTAACTTAGGAGATATAATGTCATAATGCCTAAGCTCTGCGGGCATTTCTCCTACAGCATTATTTCCGTAGGGTTTACAGACATATTCAAAGTCTGCTTCATCAAGTACTCCGTTAAATAGATTGTAGTTTACAGCTTTTTGCTCTGAAGAGCTTCTACCAGATACTCCAAATTGGTTATCTCTGTCTATTTCGTCTAAAACGTCCTTTGCCCACTGAAATTTATTAGCTCTTTTTTTAGATGAAGAGATTTTTTGCTGCGGAAAGGTATATGATGCCATATTAAAAACTTTTCATTAGAAAGCAAAAGTAAGTATTATAACTATCTTTTCTTAAACATTCCAGACATATTGTTTAATAGGTAAGAAATATTTGGATTTATATATGGCTCTTTGCCTACTTCTTCTTCGTAAGTTTCTTCTATACAGAACATTATCTGCATAAAAGACATAACTCTGTCGAAGTTTCCTCCTCTATAGTACAATATAAGCTCTTCTATAAGACCTGGACTAGGAATTAAGTCCATATTATATATCTTATTACCATCATCGCTAGTTCCTCTTTCTGTCCAAAGCCACCTTAGTATAAACTTTTCTCCTGCATCTTTCATACGCTCGTTCATATGACATCCTTTGATTCTAGATACTGTAGAGTTTTGTATTACTTTTGAGATGACGTTATCTGGTTGGTTCGCGAGCAAGTGCATTTTACCACGCCTTTTGAAGTACGACAGCACTTCACCTCTGTCGTTTTCAAACATGATTTCTGCTCCTCCGAAGTATTCCGAAAGTAATTCAAGATTCCTGTTATAAATTTCGATGTTGTCAGGTCGTCCAACATATTCCGCAACGATTTCATCATATCCATATTCAAATTTTTGTAAAGATTTATATACATAAGCAGAGTTTAAAGACTTACTACCTGACTTATCAAAAGCCACAGGGTCAAGTCCTATTTTATACAACCCATAAGGTATTTTTTCAGGAGGATGTTGGTATACAACAACACATCCTTCTTGAGGGTCTGTAGATTTATGAGGATAACTGTTAATAGGAAAAAGTTTCATATTTAGATCAGGTCTAAACCTTACTTCTCCTTCTTCTTCGTATAGATCTCCATTATTGCCTAGCTTTTTATATCTGTCATCAGATTTAAGCTTAGAAAGTACGTTATATAGTTCTATAGCAGGAAATACAGAACCTTCATTACGCAAAAAAGCTTCTTTTGGCGTGTGAGGATGCTGGGTTACCATCATATTGTATGCCTTTGGGTCTGCTTTCTGCTTTTGCTCTCTTTCTAAATCAATATCATTTATTGCTTCTTCTCTAAGAGCATTTCCTGCTTTGTCTATAAAAGGTTCTCTATACCATGCATCATCTACAAACCATCCTGCTTCTCCTATTGCATTTTCGTCATAAATGTTTTCGTAACTTCTTAAACCATATGCACTAGGGTTATAGAACATAGCTTCAAAGTCAGCATTAGTTCCGTTCTTACTATTACCTCCCGTACCATACAGAATAGGAATACCAATCATGATATTACCATCTTTAAACAATGGATAAGAACGCTGATATGCCTGCATTAGTCCAGGCCAATCCCCTGCTTCCTCAAATAACATACGTTCTGCAGTACGACCTACAGATTTTTGCGGACTGTCTTTAAAACTAAGAGCTAGTATCTCTGATCTATATCCTTTCTGAATATTGATTCCTGTTATAGGATCTTTTTCTACATAACCAGACTTTATAGCATCTTGTCTATCATGTAAGAATCCTTTAGAAAAGTCTGTGTTTTCATTGATAAAGTTTATCATATTCTTAGCCATTTCCATAGTATTGGCCCAGAATGTCTTTTCATATGCGGCTAGTATAGATATAGAAAACGGAAACCAGTTGTATTTCCAAGCCATTCCAAAAGCATTCTTGTAAGAAAATCCCTTACGTCTAGCTTTTACGACTATCATTCCTTGGCCATTCTTTTCAGCTTCTTCTAGCTCATGGTACCAGTAATAGTCCATATCTAGAAATTTAGGAAAGGTATCTATCTTTCTTTGTCGTTTACCATCGTCTACAGTAGCTAATATTCTACCGTAATTTAAGTATGCATAGTGCTCTCCTGTTACTCTTACTCCTGATACACTATATCCTTCTTTACACCTGCGTTCTTCTTCGTCCCAAAACTCTATATATTCAGATGTACCTTCAGGAGCAAAGGTGTAGCACTTATGTTTTAAGAAATGTCTAGAGGCTTCGCTGAATTGCTCAGTTGTAACGAATTTTAAGTACTCTTGTCCCGTATGTCTTACAGGATTTTCTTTTTCAGAGTCTACTTCAGTCCAGGGTAAAGCTGTTATTAGTTTCCCCATTCTATTCGTTTATATATATCTTTTAGTGCGTCTTTTTTACCTGAGCTCTTGATAGCTTTTTTTACTTTAAGCATATCACCGCATTTTTCGTAATCTTCAGTCTTTTCAAAGTATTGTATCACAGAATCTATAGAAAGCTCTTCATCAAACCCTGAAGGTAACCATAGTTCATTCCCACTGTCTATAAGCTCTTCATATGTAAGCTTTCCAATAATAAGTAGATAGGCATTGACCATAGCATCGTGTAAGATATCTTCATTGTCTTCGTAAAAATCTGATATGTCTTCATTTTCCTTGCCCACGGTATTTCTTTGCATATAGCTTAGAGCTTTTATTATTAGACGTTTTACTCTTTGAATGTATGCCCTTTCTTTTCTTTTTTGGTATAAGCTCTTTATCTGATCCTGTCCTCATTATCCTATATTCTTGTATTCAATAGTTACTTCTTGTCCTTCTTCAATTGCTTTTGCAATTTCTGGATAAATAGCTTTGTAAGCATTAGTTGAGCTTCCAACGAATCCATTTTTTTTAACAAGATTGCTTTCTTGCGAATTACCCACAAGTAAACACCCAGCAGTATCTTCGTCAGTGTTACCGATATGTATGAGAATATACTCAAAATTAGGAACATTGATGACATGAAGCATACCAATGTGTATATCAGGAAATTTTTTAGAATATCTTTCATTAAATCCGCCTTCTTTTCTAAGTACAACAGGGTATGAGCCTGCAGGCACTCTTGTTTCTCCACTTATTTTATCTTTACGATACTCGTCTTCTAATGTATAACATAAAAACTCTAAAGAACCTTCAGAATCTTCTTTCATAAGGATACCGCTAGTAGAATCCTCTTGACTACTAATTCTCAGAACTATTAACCTCATTTTCTTCTTCTTCGTTTGAGGCTCTTTTACCTTTATTTGAAGATCTTCTTCGCTCATGTTCATCTTGCCATTCGTCTTTTTCCAAGTCGTCAAGGTTTTCCCAAAAATCTGAAAAATTACCTCCAGAAACATTTTTATACCTTTTCCACACTTTGTTTTTAGCACACATTTTACTTTAACTAGGATCCTCTCTATTACCTTTTTTTCTTTGTCCTCTAAGTTGTGCTGTTGCAAGAATTTCTCTCTCTACGTTTGCACGTACTTTATTTAGAGAATCTACGATAGCTCCAATTTTAGAAAGACTGTTTGTAACATCTGAGGGTTTATATATAGGTTTATCATTTTTATCTCTTTCCTGTAGGTCTACATTTTGAAGATAGTCAGTAAGATTATGAACGGTTTGTAACGAAGCATCAAGTAATAGCATTGAGGGTGTTCTTTGTAACCCTTTATACTTTTCAATAGCTGCCGAAACTTTACTATCAGGCTCATAGTCTTCTTTTTTCATAAAATCCTTACCAACAACTCTTTTTAGAGCATCAGGAGATAACGAAGATACATAAGGTGACTTATAATCTGCTATAAAATAAACATAAGAAAGTTGTTGTATAGCTTTTGCTTTGTCTTTAGACTTATCCCTTGAGTATATATCTTTAAACTCAGGTATTAGTAAGGCTTCGGCAGATACAATAACTTTCCTATCCTTTAAATCGAAGAGAGTTTTCATGTATTTACTTTAGCAAACAGCATAAACTCTTTAAAAACGTGATAGATATCTTTTTTATAGCTTATAGGAATAGAACCATGCGGAGGAAGTAAAATCTTATCTCCTACAGAGAAATGTTTAACAAGAGGCCCTACAGAAATTACATCTCCTATAACATCTTCTCTTGTTTCATGCGCTGTTTGTTCTGATACAACGATACCGCTTTCTCTTTCTGTGTTTGGTAATGGCACTGATACCAGTACATTATCCATTATCATTTCAATTTCTTTACTCATTTTATATATTATTTTTCCCATTTATTTTCGGGACAGTTTTTACCAGGTGCAAATACAAGAGCAGGAAAGCCACATCCGCAGCTTCCACACTTATATCCTTGTACTACTTCTCCTTTATCAGGATTTTCTGGATTAAAAGTTTCCATAATCTTTCCTTTTTTAGTTGTACCAGGTAAGAATCTTTCAATTACAGTAAGTAGAGAGGATTTAATAAGTAGGGGACACTCTTTACATACTGAAGCTCTTGCTTCTGCAAGTTCTTTGATATCTTCATCAAGAGTATCGTAGTCTACATTAGCTTTTAGGTAATTTCCCCAACCATCTTTAATATCCTTAATAGTTCCCATATTAAATAAATTTATCGAACATACCAGCTTTGATATCTTCTACCATATCTTTAAAGTGTCCTTTTTCCCACACAGTAAATCCTTCATCTTGTCCCCCAAGAATAACTTTTTCAAGGTCTTCATGAATAGAAATAGAAGGGCACGTTTTGCAGGTTTTGCAAAAGGTTCTTTGAACTCCTTTTTCTAAAGACTTCCCTTCAAAGTGGTTATCAAATTCGTTATGATCCATAATTACAGTTTTTTAAGGATTACCGCTAATTTTCCTTCCAGATCTTCCCGATCTTTTTTGTTAAATAGAGAATTTACTACATCTCCTCCTACTGCAAGAGCATTCATAATAGCGGAAGCCCTCTGAATATTATATTGACACATAGCTGCCATTTTGTTAAACTCCATAGCTTCTTGTTGGGCCGCGAACTCTTCTGCACTCATAGCATGGTTAGTAGCACTTGGCATTTCTTTTACTTCACTCATTTTAGATTATTTAATTTATTTAAAACTGATTCTGCGATGTCTATATTATCGCTTGCATTAATTATTTTCATTGACATATCTATTCCTATATCAGAAGATAGTGCCTCTGCTTGATCTATAAGAAGTCCTTCTAATATTTCCTGCTCTTCAACTAGTTTTGCTGACCAGTATTGTTTAGCTATTTGAAAAGCTTCTCTAGATATTTTATTACTCATTTATAAGTTGTTTTTCTTACTTCCCAAAGGTATCCAATTTTTTCTTTCAATTCCAACTGTTTTTCAACATTTGTTTCTTTCCTGCATTTAGATATGAGTTTCTTTATTAGAAATTCAACCCTCCCCTTCCTTGGACGAAAGGTACCTAGCCCATGTAGTAGTACACTAGGCAGATCAGAACTCTGCATTTCTTTCTTTAGAAATCTAAATTGATGATTTACTACAACTTCCACAAGAACTTTGGATATACCTAGTTCTTTAGCTAGTTTATCATACAAGTCTAAATTCTTCGCCATTATTGTCCATTATATACGCTATATCCATGCCTTCAAAGCTATGTATGTCTTCTAGTTCATCTATTCCTTGGTATTCTTTTATAGCGGCTGCTACGTAAGGGTTAACAAGGATTACATCTGGAGCGTGATAGTGTTTTCCTATATAGGTGGCTTTAGCTTCCTTTATCTGCAGTATTATTTCATTGGATATCTCAGTCATTTTACTTAATTCTAAAAGCAAAAGTAAGCATTACTTCTTTTTCGTTTTTTGGTATTGCTATCTTAGGATTTATTTCTAGCTTTTTTGTCTTGGGTGACAAATATATTATATTTTTCTTTTTAAAGTATTTAATATAATTGTCTAGGTTAGAATTACTTTTAAATCCTAACTTATTTCTAACTAAACTTCTAGCCTGGGTACCAAAACGGTCATATTCTACTAAATCTCCTTCTAGTTCCATAAAGCTAGATAGAACTTCTATTTCTTTAGGTGTTAAAGGTTCTGGTAAAATAACATTTACAAGTTTTAAGTATTTAGGATAGAAATTATTTTTAGTTAGAATTTCTTTTTTAAGTCTTTTCATAGTATGGCAAATATATACATTATTTAGATATAAGCAATCTACCTACTCTTAGCCCTATATAGTGTTCAGAGTTATAACCGTAATCTAGTCCTATGTATGTTTTTTTAATAGTGCCTTGAAGCCCTACTCCAAACAAAGGCGTATATGATTTATCGAAATCAGTTAATAATCCTGCATTAGCGTGAATACCTAAACTCAATGTAGTAGGAACAGACTTTCTATAACTATAAGACACAAAAAGCCCCTCTGAGATATTTTGATAGTTCTGCCATTTGAGATTAACAGAAGACTTGTTATCAAATACTACAAGAGTATCATATAGGTTTACCTCTGTAAGCCATGCTTCTACTATAGAGACAGTATCTACATTAAATACAGTATCTCTATAGATTACTTCGTTAGTAATAGTATCATAAACAGTAACTATACGTGTATCTACAAATCTAACAGTATCAGTCTTCCACCTATCTACATACTTAGTTATATATACGGGCTTCTCTACTTCTATAGTTTGCGTTACAGTTTTACCTGAGCTATCTCCGCATCCTTTCCAAGCAAGTAGTACTCCCATAAGGAAACATACTAGATAGGGCAGTATTGTTTTGATTACATTCTTTGCTATATCATTCATACTGCAAATATAGTAATCTTAAGTTATACTATAGTACTCCTATACCCTCCCAAGAGTTTTTGATTTCCCGAAACTTGGTTTAGCAAGAAGCACCTAGGCTTTTTCTGCAGTCGTCTGCAGTTTTGTTCGCTGTTTTACGAACCTTGGACGTAGTAGCCCCACTTCATATCATTGCTTTTCCTGGTGGGGTATCCTCTTACTGAGTTGTACAAAGGTATGCATAGTAAGTAGCTTTTTGCAAAAAAAATTCTAAAAAAAATTTTTGCCCATAGCGAAATACGAAAAAAAATGTGAGTCATCGAAGTCTTGACCTACCAAGATCAAAGAACCCCCGCTAAATTCTGCAGAAAAGGTACCCCCGTTGTGGTGATGGGAGCCTTATTCTGCATTAACCTGCAAATTCATACAATGAAAGCAGCGATTGGTCAAATGACTCTAGACCAACTAAACGAGTTCGGTGACACTACACGTGAAGTAGTGGTATTAGGTTTCTGCCTTGAAGACCGTGAAGGTATCAGCAGTGAACCAACGCTTGACCATTTGTCAGAGCAACTATGGGAGGGTACCGATAGGGTATCTTACCGTATGCGTGTGCTCTACAAGGTCGTTACACCTGAAGTGAGTAAAGCCCTTAAGGCTGGAACATTTAAGGTAGACAAGTACGAGCTGGTGGATAACGCCAAGTGTACTATGGTTGACAAGCTCAAGGTCTTCTGGGACATGCTCCTAGCTGACAAGCCTGAGGAGCGTCCTAAAGGCTGGGCTGTAGGAGACATCATATCTCTTCCTAACAAGGATATAGAGTATGGTGAGTTCAAGAAGCGTAGGTTTGCTCTTGAGTCTCAGGAGAAGGCTAATACTAGTGCTATATCAGCATCTGAGGCAATATGAGCCATACAGAGCTTAAAGCCATGAAGGTTTCCCAGACTACTGGGGACCTTCGTGGTCTCTCTGCTAAGGAGAGTGCAATGGCTGATATACGTGCTGCTATAGATGAGCAGAAGGAAGTACGTAACTACGTACATCTTCGGTACATCATAGCACAAATGCCTAGTGAGGGAATCATCCTCGTCAGGTTAAAGTAACCTTGGAGGAGGGGAGCAGCAATGCTCCTCTCTTCTTTTTTTCTCCAAAATCAAAAACACCTTCTAATTATTGCTATAAACTTAATATTAACTTAAAACCATAAACATGAAAGAGAATAGCGGAAGTACCAAGAAGTACCAGTATTTTGTTGAATCCATTAGGCTGCCTAACGGTAAATGGTTAAACTATCACTGCTTTAGGTCTACTGTCGGTCTAGATGCAGCAATGTTCCTCTTTAATCAGAAGAGAATACGTATGGCAGTAAAAGAAGACGAAAGTGTTCGTTTTGAGCAGTCTTACTTTAGGACAAAGAATGATAAAATCTATCCTGGTGTTGAGATAGGTGCTGCGTTTGCAACTAAAGAAGAG